GTTGTGTCAAAGTTGAGGTTTTTCATCTGTTGCAGAGCTTCCGCTGAACTGTATCCGGCTTCCCGGAATGCGTTGTAAATTCTTTGAGAGTTGTTTTCGGCCGAAGATGAGATTGGAGAGAAGTCTATCTGATTGATTTTGTTAAGCGCTTCCGGGACGCTGTCACCCATATCCGAGAACACGGCCATCACGCTTTGTGCCAAAGCTTGAACCTTGTTGTCTACTGTTGAAAAGTCCATTGCCCCAACGGCCACACCGAAGTCCGTGGCAATTTTTTCGCCAAGAGCGCCAATGGTTTCTTCCACCACGCCTGCGGCGATTGTAGCGTTATTCATTAGACCGTCAAACCCGAGTTTGTTGAGCTCAGCCATCGCCTCGCCGGCGGAATATCCAGCGTTTGTCAATGCGTTGTATATCTCAGTCGCCGCCGCATCAGCCGATGTAGCCAAAGGCGAGAAATCAATTTGCGTTATCTTATCCAGCGCGTCCGGCACGCTTACGCCAAGGTCAGATAGCGTCGACATGATGCTGTTCGCGAGCGATTTTACTTTGTCATCTACCGTCGCAAAATCAAGCGCATTCATGGCTATTCCAAAGTCTGATACCACTTTATCGCCCAAAGCGCCGATAGTTTCTTCTACCACCGCCGCGGCTATTTCAGCGTTTTCCATTAAGCCGCCGAACCCTATGTTGTTGAGTTCTTCTACCGCTTCAGCAGCCGAATACCCGGCATCTCTGAATGTGTCGTAAAGGTTCACGGCAACGTCTTCTGCGGATGTTTTAAGAGCCGAGAAGTCTATGTTTTGAACCGCACTTTGAATGTCCCCGGCGCCAACGTTGATTTCCGCCAACGCTTCAGACACGGCGGCCTTAATGTCTTCTACAAGCTGCTGCGCGGACACGTTAGTTTTGGCAATTTCGCTATCCAAGGTATTGGACACGCCGGTCAGCGCCGATTCCATTTGGTTAATGCTGTTCGAGTCTACGTCTACGCTTAGCTTTTTACCGTTTATTTCGGCAACAAGACCCAATAAGTGATTAAGTTTTTCGAGAGCGCCTTTGTCCGCCATCTTATATGCCCTCCGCTTCTATCTTTATTTTGATCGCACCAATGTTTTTAAGCTCATACAACTTTTCTAATAGTTCTTTTATTCTATCCAGCACGCTTGTCACGCTCCGTCACCCCCCTTCACAAATTTGGAGCTTCAATATCGATGGATATTTTGCCTATTTGTATTAGTTCGTTCAGTTTTTGCAGTAACTCTTCCGCTTTTGTTTTTGCCACTTCTAATTCCGCTGTATTCACAGTAAGGGTGGCGTTAGACTTTATTAAAGAATCAAGCTTTTCTTTAATCTCGTCTATCTTTGCCGAGGCCTCACTCTCAAACGGAACCACGATCTTTTTTGTATTGATCGCGTCAATTGCGGCGCCGATCTCTTCAATCTTCGCTTTCATATTTTCTAAACTCATACTTAAGCGCCCGCTTCCGCGAAGTCGAATGTCACGGCGATCTTCTTGCCGTTTAGTTTGTCCAATTTATCGCTCATGTCTTTGATGTTGAGGTTTGCTTCTTCTATCGCACCGGTGACCGCTTTGGAAAGATTGGACCGAAGCATATCGAACTTCTTGTTGTCAATCTCTTCGAGCTCTTGCAAGGCTTTGTTCTTCGCGCTCGTGAAGGCGTCCGCAATGTCGTCTTTTGCGCCCGCTGCGTTCTTTTTAAGTGTGTCAAAATCGATCGCGTTGACGAACTTCTCCGCTTCCGTAGCCGAGTATCCTACCGCCAGCAGCGAGTCCGTGATTCGCTTCTTCGCGTCATCCACCGATACGGCCAGCCCTTTGAAGTCGATTGTGTTGATGATGTCGAGCGCTGATTTGGCATCCACGCCCACATCCACAAACGCGCTGAGCACGTCTTTCGCCGCTTGCGTTGCTTTCCCCGGTATCGTCGAGAACTCGTAGCCGTCTATTACGCCGAGTTTGGCCGCGACCTCTTTCCCGAGTACGTCAAAGAACGTGTTGATCTTTTCTGATGCGTTTTTCGCCGACTCTTCGATCGTCTTGAAGTTGAGCTCGCCAAGCCGGTTTTTGAATGAGTTGACAACGCTTTCCGGAAGTAAGTCGGGATGAACATCGATGTTTTTGAACGCGTTCTCAATAGAACTGGCCGCGTCTTTTGCCTTGCCTTCCGCGATGTTTGCCGCGTCGCTCATTTGCTTGTCGATGCTGTCGCGTAATTCCGTCACGCCGTCGGCAGCGGATCCGAATGCCGGCTTGATTCCACCCGCGCTTTTTACCACTTCTTCAATCTTGTTGTTGAGGTCGGCGTGTACAGCGGTGAACTCCTCGAGCGTCAGTTTGCCTTTGTTATAATCAGCCCACGCGAGCGCGAGCTGCTCCATTAGGTCAAGATTGGTAGATACGGCGTTGTTATAATCCGTTACTTTGTTTGCGATGAACATTGTCTCGAGCGATTCCTTGACGCCCGGTATAAGGCCGCCGAGCGATGCGATGTTCGCCGTTAACTTCTCGAGGTAGGACATCTCGATGTTAACTCCGCTGATATCCGCAATGCCTTCTTTGAGCGCCTCGACTTCGACACGCGCTTTCTTAACCGCCTCAATAACCGGCCCGAGGACGGCAGCCATCGCCGCAAACGCGCCGACTGCTATCCCGGCTTTGAGCGCGCCTTGGAATCCGGAGAACTCCTGCGCCGTTTTCTTGATCTCCGTCGTTACCGCAGCCGCGCCGGCCTTTAGCGCGCTGAATATGTTTTTCCCTGCGACTGACCCGAGTTCAAGTATCTTGGTTCCGACTTCCTTTATCCCCGTTGCAAGCCTTGGCAGGTCTGTCGTGAAGAGGTTCTTCATTATGTCGCTGAACTTCTTGAAGTTATCAATTGATTTGATGATCGTCCCGGCAATCGCAGATAATGCGCCCACAAGCGTCGCGCCCATTCCAGCAATCGCGCCGAATTGCGTCACGACGCCTTTGATCGGGGCCGGCAGCTTATCGAACCACTGCACGAGCCCCTTCACCGCGTTGGCGATGTCGGTGAATAAAGGTGCAACAGACGCGCCGATCGAATTCTTGAGCGAGGTGAACGAGTTCTTGAGGCTGGTTATCGCGCCTTTGAGCGATCCTTCCATCCGGTTCGCCGCGTCTTTGGCCGCGCCACCTGAGTTCTCGAGCTTCTCAATATAGCCGTCTATCGCGTCGCCACCGTCTTCAAGCAACAACGCCACCGACGCGCCCGCTTCAGCTCCGAATGCTTTTAACGCTTTCTCTGCATCGAGCCCGGAGTCTCGGAGTAACTTTATCTTATCCGAAAGAGACAATGCCGGATTCGATAGGTCTTCAAGCGAGACGCCAAGCCCCTCAAGAGTTGTCTTCAACGCCTCGGAAGGCGCGCTTAATTCGGTGAATAGTTTCCGCAAGCCCTGAACGGCCTGCTCCGTATTCGCACCCTTCTCTTTGAGCGAGAGCAACCCAGCAACCGTTTCGCCGAGGGATACGCCCGCCGCGCTGGCTGCCGGCCCAACCTTCTGGAGTTGATCCGCGAGTACGCTCATGTCGATGCTTTTGGATGCTTCCGCGAGTTGATCGGTTGTTGTTTCTAACTGTTCAAGGCTAACACCGTACGCTCGGACAGCTGTTTGCAAGATGCCAGATGCAGTCTCGGCAGATGCGCCGAACCCGCTCATCAATTGTGTGGCGCTCTCCATGATCACGTTCATCTCTTGGAGTGATGCGCCATTTGCCGCCAAGGCGCTGAATCCCTGCGTGATCTGTTCGATCGACGTAGCGCCGTCGCCGAGTTGCGTGATCTTCTTTGACATCATCTCGACTTCTTCGCTTGTTGCGCCGGTACTCGTTTGAATGTCTTTGAGTTTCGCGTCAAAGTCCGCGAATGAATTGGCGGCGGAGGCGAGCCCGGCCGTTATCGCGCCGCCGATTCCCGCCATCGCCGCGCCTACGGTTTGGAGCGCCGTGCCCATCTCGTTCAGTTCTTTTTTATGTTCTTGGGCCGCTTTTTCCGCCGCTTTTTGTTGCGCCGCGAGTTCTTTTGTATTCTTTGCCGCCTCTTTAGCTTTATCGCCTGTGTCCTTTACCGCTCTCTCAAGGTCAGCTAAGGGCTTCGCCGCTTCGTTCGTTGCCTTTATCTTGATTTCTATCTCAGGATTGTTTGCGATTGCCGCTCACCTCCTTATTCCGCCTTCTCAAATTCAGATAACACCAACACGTTCTTGATCGGTTCATCCCAGCCGTTCGGATAACCGCCCATCCGTTTGATTAGCCAGTATTCATCAGGGATTTTGCCGAGCTTTTTCATCGCTCGCACGAAAGGATCGCTCCTTGTCGTTGATGGATACAAGGCTAACCAGCACCGGGATCAGCGCGATCATAAATTCCGGTGTGAAGCTCTTGACAAACTCTTCGTTGATGGCGCCGTCGTACCCTTCGACCGACACAATCATCTTCGAAAACAGGTACACGATCGCCTTCATTATCTCCGGCTTGATGTTGTCCGCGTTTTGCAATCCCTCGCCGAATGCCTTGATGTTCCCGAGGTTCTCCGCGTAATCGATGCTGGTGATCGGCCGAACCACGATCTTTTTTCCGAATATCATAATTTCCTTCTTTGTGTTTTTGGATACGTATAGCGTTACTTCTTCCGTCATCTCTTTTCTCTCCCTTCAATGCTTGTTAGCGTTTTTTTGCCGCTTTCAACTCGTTTATTTGTCTTTCATACTCGCAGAGCGCAAACACCGTTCGCATAGGTGTCTTCCAACCCCACGGCAGAGACCCTATTCTTCGAAAGATGACATACTCGATTGGTATGTTGTCTTTAATCACCTGCGTTTTGACGAAAGGATTTATCCTTGCCTTCTAACTGCGTGTGTTTCGCAATCTCCATCACGATTTCGATCATCGCCGATGGATTCATTGTTTTAACGACTTCTCGCGTTACTTCGCCAACGCCTTCGATCTTAACAATTTGTTTTGTGAGTAGATCATACGTTCTGTCGATATCCTGCTTTTCGATCTTTTGCCCGGTTGTGAAAACTTGCGCGAGCGTTCGGAATAACGATACGCTTGTAAAGTAATCGTCCGCATATAGCGGCTTTAGAGTAATATCTGTATTTGCTACCTTCACGGTATACGTGTCTTGCGGTCCAATGAATAGATTCATTATTTTCTCTCCCTTCAAAAATAAAGTAGAACGCGGGTTTTACCCCGCGCTCTAAGCGATGGTGAATGTTTCAAATGAGAAGGTCTGTGTCACTTCAAACTCGGAATCAGGATCAACGCTTCCGGAGGCGCCGGTAATCTTCGCGCCGGTACCGGAGAATGTGATCTTGTGGGAAGCGCTCGAGGCGTCTACAAACTTAATCTCGAATGAGATCGCCGCTTTGGCCGGGTCCCACGCGCCGGTTGCAATTTTGCTGACGGTAGAAGAAGCGATAGCAAATTCGCCCTCGTAGGTAGCCGTTCCGATCTCCACGTCTGTCGGAGACAACGAAGTCCCGTAAATGCCAGTAACATCCTGGTTCTTGTTGAGCGAGAAGCTGCGAATCACGTCCAATTCGCTCCCCCACGTGATCGTCGCGTCCGAGAAAACGAAGTAAGTCTCTGGGGTGATCGCCGTCGGTGCCGTCGCGCCTGTCGTGATGCTTAAGAACATTCCGTCAAGCGAGTATTCGAGCGGCGCATCTTCGCCACCACTGATTGTCATATTGCCGAAGTAACAACTCCCGAGTGTTGCGTCGTGTATTCGTAACTCTACCGCGGGAGGCACGCCTGCGCCGGTATTCGTTCCAAACGCCAGCACATCTTTACTCGTAACCAATCCGCCAAGGCTGATCGCTTGATCGTATTTGGTCATTCTGGTCTTGGTATAACCGCCGATCCCTTTTTCTTCGGCGGCTTCGTTCGTTATCGAAGGCGATATGCTCTGGAGTAACCCGAGATGAACGTTAGTCCCGGATGACTCAAGCCTGCCTACCACCTTCATTTGAGAACCTTGTAACGCTGCCACTTTATCACCTCACTGTTTCGATTTGTATTTCGATTGCCGCGCCCACGACGTAATGGTTCGATGATTCAACCAGTATTCGCTCGAGCGCGTATCCGGGCACTTGATAAAACACCCGCCGGTTTTCGATGCTGCTGTTCTTGTTTTTGAATATCGCCACGATCTTCTCCGCCGCTTCCGCATTGCTTTTCTCAAGCTCTTCTGCTTGCGCGAAGGTGCCGCGGTTCGCGTAAATGATCGTGAAGTCGAGCTTTTCTTTTGCCGCGCCGGCGCTGCTCACATACATCGCACGATCAGCTCTTCCGGGCAGTATCTCTATCAGCGGATAGATCGCGTTCTTTGCCCAGTTCAGCGCGCCGATCTTGATCGTCTCCGCTTGGAACTCCGTATCCAACGCGTTCTTTATCTCGTCGAGCAACTCTTTGTACATATCAATCACACGCCCTTGTCAGATGTTCGAGAAGAATGTCTTTGATGTTCTCGATTCCCTTGGTATCGAACGGCGGAATCCCGTCACTGTCAGAGTACGGCATAAAGGCCCGCTGCGGCATCTTTCGCGTGCCCGTTTGGTGATACACGCCGTAGAACACGCCAGAGAATACCGACGCTTCACTCTTGTCTGAACGCAGGTTGATCGATTGCTTGAGCTTACCGTGGAACTCGAGGATTTGACCGCTTACGCCCTTGACCTTCTTCTTTTTCTCGATTGTGCTGTCCGCGAGCGCTGGCCATCCCTTCGGCCGCCCTTCTTGCTCGAAGTTCTCCATCACCTCCTCTTTCATATACACAGCTACGTCTTTGAGCGGTTTCGATAGATCAGAAAGCTCCTTGTTCAACCGTTTGGTAAGCGTATCAATGCCTTTGTCGGTATAGGTAAACGTGATGGCCATAACATCACCACTTATCCATTACGGTTGTCGTGAATACTTGCGTGCCCGCCGTGATATAGTGTTGCGAAGAAGGGGCCGCCGCATCTGTTCCGGTTGTTTTCTTGAGCGCGCTCATCAATCGATCGTAATATGCCTGAGCCTGCTCCTGGAATCCGTGCCGCTCATATAACCGGTAAATCACGTAAGACGTTTCGTGTATCTCTTTGAGGGTTGTGTCTGTGATTGCAATAATCGAGTTGATAAACGTCTCCGCTTCCGCGAGCAGCACGGTAAGAATCGAATCGTCCGATTCCGTCAAGCTGTTAATAAGGTCTTCAGGGAACTTAGCCTTTAGTTGCGCCACTGTCATATCCGGTCACCTCTAAAAAGGACCAGCCGGCATTATACCGGCGTGGCCTATTAGGATATCGTGCTCGTAAATACTTTGCACGCGTTAGCGTTATACAAAATCGGGAGAGGATAGGAGAGTAGCGATATAGTCTTCGTGTGCCCTTCGGATGCTTCGGGAATCTTTTCCTTGACAATGACATCGGTCATAATTGGGGATCCATCGGGTTTGAGTTCAAAGTCGACAACCGCGCCGTAGCCAAGAGCAAATTGGCTTGTATTGAGCAGAATCATCTTTCCGCTTGTGCTTGAGGATTCGGGGATATACTTCGTCGCGACGTTCGAATCGTTCGCGTAGGTTCCGGAATACACGTATATCTCAGGGATTCCAAACTCTTGGAACTCGCCGATGAACCGAACGCTTGGCGAATTAAACCGAGGCTTAAGCAACCCAAAGTTGTAATTGTTTTTGCTGATATACTTTTCTGTTTTTGAGTGGTTCATAATCCCGCGTGCAAGATACGGGGTCATCAGGATAACATCCGGCCACATCCCGAGTGTTTGCGCGAACGTCTCGCATTCCGCGCCGATCAACGCGAGCGGATCCGTTGAACTGTTCACCTCAAGTGTCCCGGTTGTGCTGATGCTGTAATCCTTCTCAAATGTTCTTTCAGTCGTTGTGAAGCTGATTTTCCCAGTCAGGAGGAGTTGCCCGAACATATACTCGATGCGCCGTTTAAGTCTATCGCGAAGCCCTTGGAGTTTCACGCCATAGGAATACGCGAAGGAACGCGTGATGTCCGAGGCGTCATTTAGATTTGCAAGTTCATTCAGATTGAACGAAGAAGTCAACGCTTCCGTCGATTCGATGCTGTCGCGTTCGAAGATTTGGGGCGGCGTCACGGTAATATCTTCGGCAGTGTTCTTATAATCAATATTGCGCGCCGGATCATCACGTAATCCGATCGAGCTCATCTTGCCGGAAGTGGTGATCATTCGCCATTTGATCGTGGTCGTCGGGCTGAATATTTTACTGGATCCGAGCATTTGCGTGAGGAAGAACGGCTCATCCCTCATCTGTTGAAACACTTTTGTCAATAACGTAGTCCAGGTAGCACTGTTGAACGTCGCCATTACGCCGTCACCTCTTCTCTTTCAAGTACAATGATTCCGTTCTTCGCCAGTCTCGCTTTTGTGTCCGCGCTCAGCGTGCCGTACAGATCAGAATCGGCCACTACACCGTTGAGCAGAGTCTTCGCGTATCCGATCGTTTGGTTTTTATCTACATCTTCAGAGAGCATCGCGCACGGGTCGTAGGTATACATGTTGTACCCGACAGAGATACTTGCGCCCTTTGTGTGGCTCGATATTGTGATGATCTTCGTCGAGTAGTCTGTCGTAATCTTGGTGGTAGACGTGCCCACTGATACGGATAGTATCTCTGGAGAACCATATTCGATCGCGTACGTTGCGGCCGTGAGCGCGGTTGCGCCTGTCGTTGCCATCGTGGTCGTAACGGTCACCGCTGTGGGAGTGGCTTTGTACAACCCCGTGAGGTTATCCCATCCCATCACCTGTTTCGCGGATAGCGTCGCGTTTGTTGCAACGGATACCATCAGTTCGTATCCACTTTCAAACCCTTCGGTTTTCAAACTCATCATTTCACCTCCACGCCGGCGAGTGTTTTAGCCAGCTTGTCAATGTCTACCCCTTTAGGCGCTTCTTCGGAATCGGATAATCCTACGTAGCGTTTCGTCGGGACGGTTGTCGATGTTTCGAGGATTGATTCGAAGAACTTCTCTTGATCGGGATCCTCGACCAGTTTATCTGCCAGCATCTTCACAAGCGCGGGCGCCTTGCTCTTCGCGAGCCAGCCGTCGCTCCATTGCTGCACGTGCATCGTGTGTTTCTCTTTTTGCATTGTTTCCAGATCATCGCTGAGCTTCTTGATCTGGCCGTCTTTCTCTTTTATCTGCTCGTCGAATTGCTTGGTAAGCGTTTCCTCTTGAGCTTTCAGCTTCTCTTCAAACTGTTTGTTTTGCGTTTTCAAGGCCGCGAGTTCTTCTTCGTAGCGCTTGACAACAGCAAAATCGTTCGCGTTTTCTGCCATTCTCTTAGCTCCTTTGTCGTTGTTTCCATAGGCCGTCTCTATGTCAATCTCTACATTCCAGGTTATCAAGTTGTGTTCTCCATCCGCGTCTGTTAGCGTGATACGTTGCATTCCGGGTTGTGCCGGGATAGGCGTCAGCGATATCTCCAAAAGTGTTGGCCCTTCCTCTTGCCCGGTCGTCTTGTTGATATAGTTGTCGTGATAGGCAGGGCTCAAGAAGTCATACCGGCCGCTTTTGATTAGCTTCTCACCTTCCGAAGTGAACTCGATATCCGCGGCGAGCCCCTCATCTTTTATCCGCAATGCCTTAATCTCCCCGTACTTGCCACCTTTGCTCTCGTGAGACAGAAGTACTGGTATCGGATATGGCACGATCTTCCGGTCGAGATTCTTCTTGAGTTGTTCCGCGATTCTCTTCGAGTGTTCAACCCTGCCGTATCGAGAATCGTAGAAGGTTTGGAAAGGCAGGATCAGAACTTCTTTTGTCACACCGTTTTCACCTCCTGTGATTCGGTTAATAGGTTTGCAATTATGTCTTTGATCGCGTTCAATTGCGCTTCTTCCCCATGTTCCTCGGCGTGCTTGCGGTATCCCTCGCTGTCGTATTGGTTGCTTAGGATCATCCGCACGGCCTCGTCTACGGTGTTGTACAGGTATTCCTCGGGATACACGTCGGTTGCTCCCCAGAAGTGATGGATGATCGGTTTAATTCCTTTGCTCTCCGCTTCGAGGATCGCCATGCCGGTCCCTTCGGTGTAGGATGTCGAGAGGAAATAGTTCTTATCTTCGAGGAAGGCATTCATGTCTTTTTGATGACCTACGAAGTGGATGTTACGTTCCAGCCCAAGCTGCGTGATGATGTGTTTGAGGTATTGCCAGAGCCGGATGTCTTGGAGTTCGCCGGCCCAGAATAACTCGTATCTGGGATCCAACCGCGCGAGCTGGTTCATTATCTGCACCATCATCATCGGGTTCTTCAGCGCGTTGATATGTCCGGCGAATGCGATCTTGTATCCGGTTCCGCGGTTACCGAAGCTGAATCGTTTTGTATCCACGCCCATCGGCACGAGAGCGACTTTATCCGCGGGTACGATCTCTTTCGCCAGCTCATAGATATGATCCGCTTCGAACATCACACAATCGGCGTTGTTGTAGTTGATTTGTTTCAGGAATCCGTTGTAAGCCTCGTAAGCGTGTACGCGGATGATGGTCTTCTTTGCCGGATACTTGTTTGTCCCGGCAATCGCGAGCTCGTTGCCAAATTCGTACCAAACGAGATCAGCCCAGTCGATGTACTGCTTCGCGTGTTCGATGTCACTTGCCACCGCCGTCTGCACGATATAATCCCGCGCGAGTTCGTGCCGCACGCCGTGGAGGAATGAAGCGAGGCCCGGCGCGACGATGATCGCGATCTTCTTGCGTTTGGTAGCCATCTCATGATTGGCTTCACCGTACAACCGAGAGTAGTAAGGCGAGAGATTGATCCGTTCGTGATCGGCGAGCTTAAGAATAGCCGGTTCGAAGCGTTTTAAGACATTTGCGTGTTGCGTTTGCGCGAGTGTTCTTATCAATTCATCCGCCGCCCACGTCGTGATCGTCGTGGCCTTCACATCCCGCAGAATCACGAGCGCCCTGTCGATCATCCCCGTCTCCGCTGCCGCCTTGGCGCCGATGATCAGCGCAACGTCGTGATACTTCTCGTATTGAAGCGTGAACAGACACCCGCTCTTGTTGAACGCCGCTACCTTTGCCGTGTACGTCTCAAAGGCTTTTAAGGCGTTAAGCGGCTGCTTGAGCGCGTTAAACATCAACTCCTCAACGATGTAAGAGTCCGGGCAATCAGGAGCCATTGACCGCGCCGCCGAGATGCACGCTCTGATGATGTCTTGTTCGTTGTATTCGAGCGCTTGCAACCCGAGAAGCACGAAGATGTCGTGCATCATTACGGGGATGGCCTTCGTCATTCTTACTTCCGAAAGCAACGCCTTGCCGTACGTATAGGCTTCTTCTTTCTGCTCACACACGAGAAGCGTTTTGTAGTATTGCGCCTTGTAGTAGAGCCGCTCCATCCCGCTGAGTGTGTCGCCTTGGAGTATCTTTTCCATCATAGACAGGAGCCGCTTGCGCTTCTTCTCTCTGAGCTCCGGCGTCCACTGATAACCGTAATGGTTTGATATCAGGTTCGTGGTGATGGCCTCTTGTTCATATTGCGGATGGTTATGCACCGCATACTTGTAGGAGATTGTGCCGCGGCGGAATATTCGAGGGAGTGTGAGCGAGTCCTGGAGTGTGTCCGTGATGATGTTGCGCGTGATCATCATAACCGTCTTCACTTCCGGTGGCTGAGATTCAAGCAATGGCCGGAGTTCTTTTTGCGCCTCTTCCGTAAGTTCTTCATCGCCGTCGTAGATGAATACCCAGTCTCCCTCGCATAAAGCGATCGATGCGTTTCTTGCCTCGCTGAAATCTTCTTTCCATTCGTGGTCATACAGTTTGATCTTTTGATCGTTGAACCCGATGATGATCTCTTTTGTCCGATCAGCAGAACCGGTATCAAGTATCACTATCTCATCCGCGATTGGTAGAACGCTTCGGAGCGCCCTTTCTATGTTCTTTTCCTCGTCCCGTACAATCATTGCAACGCTAACTAACATCTCTCTTTATGCTCCTTTCGCATAGATTCTCGCGGATTCGAAGAGCGGCGCACAGTAGCGCAGCATCTCCTCGCGAGGGATAGATGGTACACGGATAAAACTCGGCAATTGGTTGTTTAGATAACTGGAGGCAACCGTCATGAAGTAGTTACGCAGGTATTCCGCACGGTTAATCGTTGCATTTCGCGGCATATACACGCTGTCCTCAAAATGATCGACGATATATCGAAGGATCGCGTTGATCGCTCGAATGCGCCGTTCAATCCCGTGCGTATGGCTTGATTTGTGTATGCGATAGTGGCGGAATGGTTTGTTGATCGCTTTGGTACGCAAGCCCATTCGAAGATAGTGCATGGTGTTGATCGTGTCCACGTCGCATCCGAGATACTTGATATAACCGCGGCGTTTTAAGAAGGACGCTCTCATCAATCCTTTCGAAGAGAGCACACTCGACCCGTGCCGTTCGAAAGTTCGCCGTACCGCGTCTTTCGCTTCATAATCCTCAACCGGCCACATCTCCGTCGGCCGCCCGTCTTCGTAATGCACGCAGCAACCCGAGTACACGTAATCGATCCGTGGATCCGATTCGATTAGCTTTACCGATTCCGCTATCGTGTCCGGTTCGAGCCAGTCGTCCGCGTCGTAGAAGTAAATGTACTTGCCTTTCGCCTCTTCTATCATTCGATTTGTGCCTTCCAACACGCGGCCCGAGTTCATATCCGATCGAATGATCTTAATGCGATCGGCATAACGGTTCAGCACATCGCCGGATTCGTCGGTCGAGCAGTCGTCGTACACAATGATCTCGAGATTGCGGTGTGTCTGGTCAAGCATCGAATCGATGCACTGTGCGAGATACCGCCCGTAGTTGTAGTTATTGATCCCGACCGTGACTAACGGCGCCGTTTCCATTTTCTCGCCTTCTCTTCTTTTGCCGTTTCTTTTGCGGTGATCCCCGCGTAGAATCCAAGGCCGAGGCCAAGACCCACGCCGATGATGAATAGTATGATGTGCATTCTCTTCACTCTCCCAAACAAAAAAGAGCCTTCCGGCTCTTCTTTGTGTTTATTATTCACTTGGTGAATGTTTAGTATTGATTCAGCACCGAGAGTATCGTCGCAATATCCTCCGGCCGCTGTTTGCTTGATGTCTTGAGGCGTGTATCGTTGATGTTCTTGTACTGATCCTTACGCTTGGAATACTTCGTGACCGGCTCGAGATTCGAACGGCAGTTGACGTGCAACGGCGGCGTGTTGGATGCGATCGCGCCCGTATCGTGCACCGGGATGAATATGTTATTGCGTTCGCGACATATATCCGTCGTGAGCATATCAAGCACCGCGTTGAAACGATATCCCTCGAGGATCGTGCTGCCTTGACACTCTTCAAGCGTCCCGACGTTATACGCCCGCGTCGCTTCGGTGATAGCGATTGCTTTCGCCCTTTGCCTTGCGAAGTCGGTGATCTTGTTACGGAGATAGGTCGTCGCCTGCTCCGCGCTCATCCCCTGCTCGATTGTGTTCTTGATAAGATCGGTAACGTGTTCGAGTGTGTCTTGCGCTTCAATCCCCGCGAGTTTGACCGTGTACTGGCTCATAAACGCCATCGCCTTCTCGCTCGGCCGGAAGTATTCGTCGAACGCTTCCGCTTCATTCTTAATGAGTTTCGTCCCGATGATCCCGAGCAATCCCTTAATGAGTTTGGCGTCGTTCTGCAAAATGATCTTGAGCACGGCCACTGTCTGGCTCCAATCAGGTGTCGCAAATCGCCGGTTAGGCGCGCGCGTGAACTTGCCCCGCGCCTGCTTGACAATATCGCCAAATCCGCTGATACGCCCGTACAGGAACGCCGTCATCACGCCGCTCATAATCGCGTTTTGAAAATCAGGAATGATGTCGTAGGTTATGGATCGATTATCAGTTACCGCCTGCCGAAGCCGTTTCCACGGGCTCATCAGGTAGTGTGTTATTCGGTTTTCCGCGTAACTGAGCGCCGTCTTGGTCATTATCGCCGTCGGCATCCGGTATCACCGCCCCTTCGTATTCCGGGATAGATAACATGTCGCGAATCCACGGTTCCGTGGGATCCACCACGCCGCCGCTTATCAACGCGGTTATATATCCGGCCATCGCCGTCTTGTCGTCAACGCTCGGTTGCACGTTGATCGCAAACTCGCCGTAGTCTTCTTGCACGCCGAAGTTGTACTCGATGAGCCGTGTTACCAACTGGTCAAGGATTTGGTTCGCGTAGTTCGTCGCCTGCGAACGCATCGTGTCTTGGAAGAGTTGCATGTGCGTTTTGCTCATTGCATACGCGCCGGTATCCGAAGACGATGATATCAGTTGAGGTACCTGCAAGCCGCGGAAGATGAGCGTGTTAAGATACTCGATCGAATCTTGGAAACTCCGCGCCATATCGCTCCCTGGTTGAAGCGTGGATATCTTGTCACCGATCGGCACCGATACGCCGGCCTTCGAGAACCACGACGCGAATATCGCGCGCGCCGCGTTCGGATCGGATGATTCCGCCACGACTGTCGGGATCGCAAACTTCTCCATCGCAACCGCCCACCACTTCTTTAGGGCCGTCTTGAACTGCCAGCTCGAGAACACGGGCCTGAGAACGCTCTCCCCGTAGATGCCATCGCCGTTGCGGAGGACCAGACACTTCTCCGGCGGCAGGATAATCTTGCCGTACTTAATCGTCGTGAACTCAATCGCGAGCGATTCGTCATCTTGAACCTTGAACGCGCATTGATACGGCGCGAGCCGTGTGATGTCGGCCACCTTTGCGATACCGTTATCGATCGTGTAGATGATCTCTCCGACCGCATAACCGTAGCCTTGCGCCTCGTAGATCATTCGCTGGAGCACGTTGCCGATAGAGGTGTTCGAGAAGTCTATCGCTTGGTTGATTGTCTCGTCTATCCGCTCATCCGGATGCGTGTATCTCCCGATCGATGAGTAGATCATGTTTGTCGTGTACTTGAGTCCTGCTTGGACCGTCTCGTCACGTGTCAGCATCTTTTCTTTGTCTTCATTCTCGAGATCATCTTCGTTCAGTATCACGCCGAGTATCTCCCAGAAGCGATCCAGGAGGCTGATATATTGCGTTGTGTCTATTTTCTGCTGTTCTGCCATCTCATCACCATGCCGTGTATTCGGATTTTGTGCCTGTGTAGAGGCCATAACGCATCGCGTCCATCAAGTGATCCTGGAATTTTACCGGTTCATCGAGCACGCGCCCGTCTTTGTCTTCCCGCCATTTGTACGATTGCAATTCTTTGATCAGGTTCGAGCTCTCCGAGTAGACGCGGAGCTTTCGGCTCTTCGCAAAGTCGATCCCTTTGAGCACGTCTTTCTTTGCCGGCATCGCGGTTAAGCCCGCCGCCCTCAGCTCTTGGATACGGTTTGGTTCGGCGCTGTCGCAATAGATGCGGCCCAATACGTTGAGTTGCTTTATCTTGTCGATCAGTTCCGCATTTGTGAGGTGTGTCTGATAGATTAGTTCCCGCAGGTATATCTCGCCGTCGTACTCGCGTATCTCCACGAGCGCCGTCGGGTTGTTGAACCCGAAGTCAAGCCCGTATGTAACCGTTCCGGCCTTTGGCACTTCGTTTGTGAGCCGCCAGTTCGTGTAGATCAAACCTTTTGGGGATCCCCATTCACCCAGCGCATAGATTTGGTAATACGTCGGGTCTTGGTCTTTGAGCCCTTCAATCACTTGCTTGTAGTCGTCTCCGAGGAATCGATTATCTTTGTACGTTGTCTTGAGGATCGAGGCGTTCTCGACGTGTTGATCGAAGAACCGCTTCTTGAGCCAGCTATACTCGGACACGGGGTTAAACGATAAGATGATTTGGTTCGGATAGTTAGATCGGGTTCGGAGCCGAAGGTCGAGCTGCATAAAATCTTCCGGCGTTATCTCGCTCGCCTCTTCGATCCAGATGTCCGTTATGCCGGTGATGGATTTGAGCTTTTCCACGTCATCAAGGCCGGTGAAGAGTATCTGATTCTCGGAGATGCCGCGCACTTGTAGCGTGATGTCAAGCTCCGTCTTGTCAATCTTGAATAGCGGGTTCAGCTTCCATCCGCTTATAACACTTCGCAAAAGATCGTACGTGCTGTGCCGATTGGTTCGCGCGACCTTGCGTACGATGAGATACCGGTGCCCGCGTTCTTTGAGTGTTCGGTAGATGATCTTTTGCGCGACAAAGTGGCTCTTGCCCGATCCGGCACCACCGTAGAATATTTCGTATCGCGTTTGGTTTTTGAGATATGGAATATACGCCTCGTTGAACTCTTGCGTCTTACTCTTAAACCGGATGTCTATTACGGTATCAGTCGCCATCGTCATCGAATCCGATGTTTATTTGGAATATCCCGGAGTGTTCCACGTCTATGTTATCGCGCTGCATTAGAATCTGCTTCCCGAGCCATATCTGCATCGTTCTGTCGCCGGATTCCGCAAGTTTCCATTGCATCCTCCGAAGACTTGCCCGGCCGAGAAGTCGTGCTTTGTTATATAGCTCGTTAAACCTTTTGCTTCGCTGGAGTGTGTCAACAGACATTCCGAGCACGGACGCGATTTCTTCCTGCGTGCAATGTATTTGCGCGAGCTTTTCCGCAAGCTCGAAGTCTATTTCTTTTCTTGGCCTTGCCATTCTAATCACCTGCTTTTATATGCACCGCAAAACGTCATGGTGTCTTTTTTTCATAAAGTTCCCCGTTTCGCTTTATCGTGATGTTCGGGTCGAGCTTCCGCATCCGGTCGATGATGACGCTGCAGTATTTCGAATCTATCTCCATTCCGTAGCACTTGCGGTTTAATTGATGCGCCGCGACCATTGTTGTGCCGGAACCGAGATAAATGTCTGCCACATTGTCTTGTTCTTTAGAATTATTCAACAGCGCGTTTTCAACCAATTTAACCGGCTTCATGGTTGGATGTTCCTTGTTCGATCTCGGCTTGTCAACCTTCCATACGCTTGTCTTGTGTTCGCCTAACCCATAAAACTTGTGCGTTTTGTTCCACGTCAACAATATTGGTTCGTGCTGATATTCATAATCAAGTCTCCCCATCGAAAACGTAGGAGCGTTTTTATACCACATTAAAACGTGCCGCACAGGCAGTCCGGCATCCCTCATCATCATCATCATCATCATTCCCAATTCTCCGCCTTGCGGAGCAGTAACAAAATATGTACAACAGTCATTTGAATAGTTCTTTAGGTTTGTGAACGCGGATACGAGTTTATTATAAAGTTCGTCACGAGAAATGTTATCGTCTTTAATATCCTTTAAATTCATTCCAGCCTTCTGGAAGGAATTTAAGAATCGGTTTTTTGCGCCAATCTCTACCCCATACGGCGGGTCAGTAAACACCATGTCCGCCTTCTCCCCGTTCATCAGCTTTGCCATCTGCTCACTATCCGTGCTATCCCCACATAACAAGCGATGCGGGCCTATCTCGAACAAATCGCCGAGCGCAATGTCGGTTTCGATTTCGTCTGGCACTTCGTAGTCATCTTCTTGCGCTTCTTGCTTCGGCATCCAATCTTCCGGGAAGTCGATGCCCCAATCTGAAAGTTTTGGAGCGTCCCATTCGTTGGCTAAAATATCCCAGTCCCAGTCGCCGTAAGGAACGTTATCAGAAATGATGAACCGCCGTTTCTGCTCTTCGGTCAACTCATCGGCTCTTTTCACCCACTCGTCCGGGATTTCTTTGAATCCGAGATGTTGAAGCGCTTTATACCGCATATTGCCGCCCAATATCATCCCATCGGCATCGACGACTATCGGGCGCAGCTTCATCATCTCCGGGAACTCTTCAATGCTTTTAACGAGCTTCTGGAACCGCGCGTCTTTGATTATTCTTGGGTTCTTTGGGTTGACTTTTATCTCTTTAATTTGCATTGTTCCCTCCCGAAAAATTCGCAACAAAAAAGGGCCCGGAGGCCCTTCTTCATATTTTATCCGCGGTATTATCATACCTGCGGCTATTATATCGATAATACCACAATTATGTTTTTTTGTCAAGTGGTATCGTTTTTATCGCCTCGATCATCCGGTCGAAGAGGGTGA